TATTGTGTTAGTTACGTTAGCTTCTGTTGTTCCATCAGTAAATGAAGCAATAGGATTTGCTCCTATCATTACTAATGCTCTTGAAGCTATATCTACTTTGGTTACTGCCATACATTAATATCTTGGTATATTTAAAGATAAGTTTTTTCCAGCAATATTATAAATACCATATTTATTTGCTAAATACATACTTTGTTCTTTAAATTCTTCTTTTCTTTTTTGTGGATCATCAGATAAAACAATACTATCAAGTATAGCTAATCTAGTTCTTATATCATCTACTGCTTTTGGACTAAACATAAAACTATCTGTAGTAACTGTATTTCCATCTTTAAATTTTAAATTAAAACCACCATCTGCATTTTTTTCATAACTATACATTTGTTGACTTTTTAAAGTAGATTTTAAAACTGAAGGTGTTAATAATGCAGCTGCACCAATAACTGCTGCTTTATTTGGATCAGATTTAATTGCTGTCATAGTATCATCAGCAAATTTTCCTGTTGCACTTTGAGCTTTATTTAATGTATCTTTTGCTTTTTTCTTTGCTCCTGAAAATGCTTTTTCTCCTTTAGTAAATGCTTTAGTTTTACTAATTGCATCTAATTTTTCTGCTGTTGTTGGTTTTCCTCCAACATATAAAGTTTTTTCTTGAGCTCTTATTGGATTTTTTACACCTTTAGGTAAAGGCATACCTTTTATATTTTGTGGTTGAGATTTAGATTGTTCTAAATTTTTTAATCTTTGTTTTGCTGGCCCAGTAATTTTTTCACTAATAAATTTACTTTCTTTTTTTAATTGAGATCCAATTTTTTTCTTTTTCTTTTTAGCAACTTTAATAGCTTTACCTATTATTTTAGTTGCTCCTTTTACTACACTTCCAGTTATTGCCATAATTTCTCCTATTTGACTAGAGGGGGATAAACCCCCTCATAGTTGTTAATCTCCTTATGCAAGAGCTACTGTTGTTACAGTAGTTGCACCTGTTTCAGAAGTAACTGTTATTACGTCCATTTCGTGAGTTCCACCTACACCGATTGAACAAAGGATAACATCACCTTTGCTTAATTCTTTGTAAGCAGAATTGAAATAGCCAGAAGCTACAACAGCTGCCTTAGCATCACCATCAGTATAAAACCATAGTGAGTTTCCAGCACCAGCTCCTGATATTTTCTTAATCGGATTTGAAGTTTCGTATGCCATTATTTATCTCCTATTCCGCACACTTCTGTACTCTAATACCATTAGTATCAATTAGAATTGATCCCATAGATAAGTAAGAAGTCATTAAGTGAGATACCTTTTCAGGTATGTAGTTTACTTCAGTTCTAACTTCAGATCCTACACCTAGACCCATTGATGACTTGTGCCATGCAATAGTGTGTCTATCAGTAGAGCCAGATGAATCTAGACCAGAATGTACAAATACTAAGAAACCTAAGAATTTTTTCGCTGTGTAATTCATACCAGAGAAAGGTAATTCGTTAGATCCAATGTATTCCATTCTTGACCATTGATCATCATCAAGTAAGTTAGACCATTGATTAGGGCCGATTGCCCAGTATCTTGAGCCATCATCAGGAACATCATTAGTTCCGAAAAGCGCTTGCATTTCTTGGAACTTATCTACGTTCATGTCAGTTGCCACAGTACCACCTTGAGCACCAGCATTGTTAGCTAGTGTAGTAGCAGAACTCATAGCATCTGTAATGATAGAATCAGTTTTACGACCAAGAGCATATGCTGCATTATTTGCAACAACTGATCTTTCGTCAATATTGGTTTTAAGCTCGTCTAGTTTGTCTACGTAATCAGACGCATAGAAATCAGCTAGAGTTGCAGTTACATTTGTGTGAGAAATGTTCATAGCAACTACTTCTGCGTGTCTTGCTTTGCTTGTAGCTTCACCTGTTCCAACTTTTTGGAATTTTACAGATTCACCACTTACTCCGTTTACAGTACGCACTAGGCTTTTTAGCTTACTACCCATTCTTTGATATGCCATATGCACTTCAGCTTCGAACTGAGTGATAAAAGCATTAGTAATAGAAGCAGACATTTTAACCTCCGTATGCTTGTTAAGTTTACCTAGATTGTCTCACAGGAGTTTGATATGTTATCTTTACAGGCATATCTAAGGCCTTAGAGGTCTATTTATTCTTTACTGACATTTTTTTTAAGATTTTTCAACTCACAAATATCAACAACATTTTCTTTAGGAATAACACAAGTATCACCAATATCTGTATCATTATATGTCATGTATAAAATTAATACATCATCATCATCTTTTAAGACATATCCTTCACTATAATTTATAGCTGGTTTTAATTTTTTACCCTCAATAGGATCTAGCCATTCAGCAAACGATTGTGCATCACGCCAAGTAGCTTTAACTCGCCTTTTGATTTCCGTAGTACTTTTCATATAAGTTACTTACTTTATTAATATAAGCTTGATCTCTATCTCCATCTTTCCAATATCGAGGATCTTTCATCATAGATCTAAGATCATCTAAACTAGGAGCAGCATCAATAGCTGTTTCAGTTTGTGGTATTGGTGCATCTTTATTAAGTTTCATTATTTCTTCTAATGCTTTTACACCTTTAGCTGTACTAGCAAATTCAGATATAGCATCATAGGAATCAGTAGATAAATTTTTCTTACTCCATAAATCAGCAGCTTCTATTCTTGCATTTGCATTTTCACCTAATAATTGTTTTTCATTTTCAAGATCAGGTAAACTTCCTATCTCATTATTAACAAAAGCTTCTATACCTGTATTAAATTGATCTTGAGATAATCCAGCTTCTTTTGCAGTTTTTTGCCACCATTGTAATAAAGGCATTTCAGGATCAATATCCATTTGTACATTTTCTGGTATTTCAGGCATACTGATTTCATAGTTTTCAGGAACTTTAGCTTTTAATTCATTAGCTATATCTTCTCTAATTTGTTTAGATAAATCTTCTGTTCTTGATCCTAATTTTTTTTCTAATGAATTATAACTACTGGATAGTTCTTCTATATTAATTTCATTAGTATCTTTGTTCCAAAATTTATCTTGAACAAAATCTGGTTTAGAGCTTTCTTCTGTTTGTTCTGTTTGAGTAACTACTTCTTCTTCCATTCTTTACCTCGCTTAATTCTATTTTTAATTTGTTGCAGCATAAATCGTTGTCCTTCTAAATGCCATAATACTCTACTATCAGCAGTAGGATTTACTGTAGTATTCATAACAATACTATCAAAGTATTCCAATATTTTTTTTCCGTCAGGATCAGAAAAAACTGCAGCAAATATTTGATCTATTTCGCTAGTATCTTTTTTATTGTCCTTCTGGCGATTGACTAGGGATTCCCAACTCATTTTGTGCCATATTAGACTGTTGTGCCATGTTTTGCAACGATTGAATTATTTGTTGCTGCTCTTGTGGATCTCGTATTAATTTTTCTGGTAATCCTAATTTTTCTGCTAAATATCTAGCTACTTCATCTTGTTTAACAATCATATTAAGAATTTGTGGGCCAAATGTTTGAGCTAGTATTGCATTAAAATTATTAACTACTGCAACATCTTGTTGATGTTGAGCTTGAGCTAATGGTGATTGAGCTATGACAGTTACTTCTCTATTATCAATTTTTGGAATTGCTATTCTACCTTGTTTAGATAATATTCTAATTACTCTACGAAGTAATGGTGTTACAAATTCTGATTGTAGTCTACCAAATGATGATCCAATTTGTCTTGATAGATCTGCCATTCTTTCAGATACTTCAGTAGCAGACATTGGTGTACCTTCTGGTCTACCTAATGTTTCCATGTATAATGCTTTCTTAATATTTTGACGCATATCAGCTAATATTAATTGAGCTACATCAAATCTACCAGCACCAGCTAAAGGTGTAAGACCTCTACTATTTGGAGCTACAGGAATTAAAGCACCTGGCACAAGATTTATATTATCAGGATTAACAACACCATCATCTTCATAAGTATATATTCCACTAATATTCATTTGTGCATTTTGTAATATTAGTTCTACTGTAAGATTAGTTGTTTTAATTGCAGCCATGCTATTAAATACAGGCCCTCTTCCATAAACTTCACCTGATCCTTTATTCCATCTAAATACAATATAAGGATTGCTACCAACTCCATCTAATTCTTTTTCAAAAATAATTTCTTCTTCATTCATACAAGCAACACAATATTTATATTTTTCTGTGTTTGCTTCATCGTAAATTTTGTAAACACCTTCTACAATATTTGCTTTTTTAGTTTCATTATTCTCAATAGCTTTTAACATCTTTTCAGACATTTCTGCTTTAGGATAAGCAGTCATTAATTGATTATATGCTATCTGTCTTTTTCTAAATACTGTATCTACTTTATTATCTGGCCCATTGTTTAACATTACTTTAGGCAAAGGAATTGCAGTAAATTTTATAGGATTTAATGCATCACCTTCTTCTACTAGCATTACACCAGTGCCAATAGCACAATCCATAAATGCTTCATGTACTTCTTGATTAAAGTTTGATCCAGCTAATATTTCAAAAACATATTTAGTTATCTCATCTAATGCTTCATTAACTGCTGGTCTTTGATCTTCTGGTATATCAGTACCAGCTTCAAAGTTTGCCCATCTGCCATAAGTAGGAACTATACCAGCTTGTAATCTACTAGCAAATTCTTGAATACCTACTACTGCAGTTTCATCAAATATTTTATCAGTACGTCTTTCGCCTATTGTTTCTTCATAAAAAGATTCTCTTGAAGGCATTGTATATTCATATGCTTCTTCATATTTATCTTTCCAATGATCAAAGATTGTTTCTGCATCTTGATACTTTTTAAAAAAATTTTTAAATTTATTATCAGTATATCCTGATGAAATATTTTTTTCTGCTACTGGTATAAATGCCATTATAATCCTCCAACCATTCTACCTTCTATTGTTCTTTTTCTTCCACCAAAAAATGTTCTTGATCCTTTTACAGCTGCTTCTTTTCTAGCTATTGCAGCTTTTCTATTTAATGCTTGTTGTACTGCTGCAGCTTCTCCACTTTCTGCCTGTGCTTTAGTATCTTGTATTGTTGCATCAGAAGTATCTCTTGTACTTGGACTAGCTGCTGCATAAGATGTAGAACTTTGTAATGCAGTATTAAAACTAGTTACATAATCTGAATATCTTTTTTTATTATAATCCATAAATGCTGCACCCATTAATGGAACACCCAAAGTTGCCATAGCTCCTGTTGCAATCATTTGTAATCTTTTTTGTGATTCAAACATTTGTTTAGAAATAGGTATTTGACCCATAATAGTTGATTCACCACTACCCATAGAAGCACCCATTACAGATCCAGTTCCTGATATAATTTGATTATTTACAACATTTTGAAAACTTCCTGTTTCAGGATTGTATGTTCCCATACCAGCTTCTGCCATTCTTTTTTTAGCTGATTCAGATGCAGCTTTTCCATACATTTGAGGGTTAGGTGCATTTGATGCAACATATCCCATTTGTGGGCCACCAATACCTCCTACTGCTGTTAAACCAATATCTTTTTTTACTTGTTTAGAAATTTGATTAGCTTGATTATTATTATTGTTATTACTTCCACCTCCTCCTCCACCAGAAGATGAACTTGTACTTGTATTACCGCCCATTATTTTTCCTTACCTTCTTGATAAAATCCTCTACCACCAGCTCTTGAGAATAATGATCTCATTCCAACCATACCTTTTTCTTTTCTTTTTTTTAATTTAGCTTCTTTTTTTTCTAATTCTTCTTGTTCTTTTAATTCTTCTTTTCTTCTTCTTTCAATATCTTCTCTAACTGCTTTGTCTGCAGCAGTTTCTTGATACTTTGGCTTTCTAAATGCACCCATAATTATAGTTCTATTTCACACATTCCATTCTTTTTCAACGCACAATATAGCTGATTAGGTGTAAATATCCAAAACCTAGACCAACCTATCATTCTTTGCACATAACTAACGCAGCTATGTTCTTTAATCCATGATCCCATAATAACTGGGAATTTAGATACTTTATTCTGTACTGGCACTTTCAATATGTGTCCATTCTTCATTTGTATTAATCTAAATATTTTATCTACTTCTTGTTCATCAAGTATTTCTATATTTAATTTACCAAATAAATATTCTGCTATTAACCATATTTTTTTTTCAGGATCATATCCCATTACTCCACAATGTTTAAAACCTTTTTTAAAAAATTTAGTATGCCTATGATAATCTCTATTTTCGTAGAAATATACTAACCATTCATTCTGTTTTGCCATACACTTCTTCTTTTTTTATTACCAAATATATTCCAACCTCTAGTCTTAACTACTGTTGGATTTTTAGCTTTACCAGATATTAATTGTTTACCTTCACCAGCTCCTAATAATAAATACTGTAATGCGTCATGAACATGGGAATATCTATTTTTCATTGGCTTTTCATCATATCTATCACCTGAAGTCTGCATTCTTCTGTAGAAATAACCACCATTAAATCCTTTTTTAAGATTAATACATCTATGATCTACTAAGAAACCAGCAGATCCTTCTACTAATCTAGCTAATGAAGTTTCAACAGCTTCTATTCTAAGAGCTACATCATTACTATGAGTAGGTTTACCCATTATGCCATTTTGTCGCAGTATTTGAAATGGTGTAGTTTCATCTGTTTGAGCTCTAAAATCTCCAGCTGGATCACCAAATACTTCTATATCTAAGTTTCTATAATTCTTTGCAAATTCATATTTTAATAATTCACTAAATCTTGCAATACCCATATCAAAACAAACTAACTCCTGAAGTATTATCCATCTACCATTAGGTAGCTTTTGACCGAACACTGCAGCTGGTGTTAGTCCAAAGTCAATACCAACAAAAACTGTTGTTTGAGCTGGCTCTAGATCTTCTTTTGATAAATGTATTTCCATATTCCAGTTAGGATATACTGGTTTACCTTCTTCTAAAGATCCTAGTTTATTCATTACATAAACATCAATCCACCCTTTCATCTTACCTTTGATAATATTGTTATAATAATCTTGTGTAAGATTGTTTTGATTTTCACATTTACTATTTCTTTTATATCCTTTGAGTGTACCATCTTTATTTTTATCTTCTAATAAAGCAGATGGCTGCGTATAAAAATTCCAGTTCTCAGGCTTCACTAACATTAAAGCTTCATCTCTTGAAAGATGATCTGGTACTGGTACATCACCAGCCATAATAGGCCACCAATGATCTTCTTCTGGTGCGTTTGTATCTGCAATAACTCCATACCAAGAAGCACCACCATCACGCATACTAGGATATCTACCTACCCTCATAGTACAAGCGTCAATAATGCTCTTAGGAAGCTCTCTGGCTTCGTTTACCCATACACCTGTTAGTTCTAATGATAAAAGCTTTTTAACGTCCTCAGGCCTATCTAAAGCTAAGAATATGACCTCTAATTCTAGTTCACCTACATTTATTCTATGCGTATAAGGTACTGACCATGAAAATACACCCCATTCATTCTCAGGAAACCAATCTAACCATGTCTTGATAGTAGTTGTTTTAAGTTGCGGATTAGTATTCCGAATAACTGCCCATCTACTTTTTCTTTTTCCTTGAGCATTTTTCTCTTGTTGGAGAGCTCGTCTAAGTACCTCAATAGCGCAAGCAACAGACTTGCCACTTCCTACTGGCCCTCGTAAACCTCTAAAAAATTCATTGCCCTTTAGAAAGTTCTTTAAGGTATTGCCATCTGGTTTGTAACTTAGCTGTGC